GATGCAGCAATCGGCAAAAGGCTTGCAAGAGAACAACGTAAGTGGGAACGAGAGCAGACTCAACGTCAAGCGGAAGCACAGACGCTGAGAGCGCCAGCAACAATCCCGCCGGTCGATCAGTTTGACAGCCCTGAAGACTATGCAGACGCATTGGCCTATCAGAAAGCTGAACAACTGTTAGCCCAGCGAGAACAAGCAAGGCAGCAATCTGCAATTCTTGAGTCTTATCACGAACGCGAAGAAGAAGCTCGGAGTAAGTACGACGACTTTGAACAAGTTGCCTACAACCCGAAACTTCCAATCACTGACGTGATGGCTGAGTCGATCCGAGCCTCGGACATAGGCCCTGAAGTAGCTTACTACCTCGGTGCGAACCCCAAGGAAGCGGAACGAATTTCTCGTCTTGCGCCTATCATGCAGGCTAAAGAAATTGGGAAGATTGAGGCCAAAATGGCCAACGATCCTCCCGTGAAACGAACTACGTCTGCGCCAGCACCGATTTCGCCTGTCACTGCTCGCTCCTCTGGGGGCCCAGCTTATGACACTACTGATCCACGGTCTACTAAGACCATGACGGATTCGCAGTGGATTGAAGCTGAAAGAGCAAGACAGATAAAAAAGTTGCAAGCGCAAGCCAACCGCTAAACAATTTTTGAAGGATTTTTTCCATGTCTAATAGTATCTTAACGATCGACATGATCACCCGCAAAGCTCTCGAAATTCTTGAGAACAACCTGGTGCTCACCCGTAACGTGAACCGTCAGTACGACGACAGCTTCGCTGTTGAAGGTGCCAAGATTGGTTCTACACTGCGTATCCGTTTACCCGACCGCGCTTTGGTAACTGATGGTGCCGCCCTGCAAGTTCAGGACGACAACGAACAGTTCACCACTTTGACTGTTGCTTCACAAAAGCACATCGGCGTGAACTTCACATCTGCTGAATTGACCATGCAATTGGACGACTTCGCAGAGCGTGTGTTGAAGCCTCGTATCAGCCAGTTGGCCTCCAGCATTGATGCTGACGTTGCCAATGCGTACAAAACCATCGGTAACACCGTTGGCACCCCAGGCACCACTCCTTCAACTTCTTTGGTCTTGTTGCAAGCCCAACAGAAGTTGAACGAAAACGCTGCCGTGATGTCTCCACGTTACGCTACCGTCAACCCAGCCGCTAACGCTGGTTTGGTTGAAGGCATGAAAGGTTTGTTCAACCCAACCGACACCATCAGCAAGCAGTTCAAGAACGGCATGATGGGCACTGGCGTGTTGGGTTTTGATGAGATCAACATGTCTCAGTCAATCAAGCAACACACCACCGGCACACGTGCTGCTACTGGCAACACCACTGGTGCTGCCGTGACAACTGAAGGTGCATCAACTCTGACATTGACTGTCGGCTCTGGTGAACTGATTGCTGTTGGTGACGTGTTTACGATTGCTGATTGCTACGCTGTAAACCCACAAACCCGTGAATCCACAGGTTCGTTGTTCCAGTTTGTTGCTTTGGCTTCTTCTACCAGCACCACAACTGCTACTGTGACTGTGGCTCCTATGTACTCAGCTAACCATGCTTTGGCTACCATGTTGACTTTGCCTGCTACCAGCAAAGCCGTCGTGTTTGTCGGCACTGCCAGCACTCAGTACCCACAAAACTTGATCTACCACAAAGACGCGATCACTTTTGCGACCGCCGACTTGTTGTTGCCTCAAGGCGTCGATATGGCTGCTCGCGCAGTTCATAACGGTATCAGCTTGCGCGTTGTTCGTCAGTACGACATCAACAACGACCGTATGCCTTGCCGTATTGACGTTCTGTATGGCTTCAGCACAATCCGTCCACAAATGGCCTGCCGCATGTGGGGCTAAATTGATTGGGGGCTTCGGCCCCTGTCTTCGTAACTCTTTTTAAGGAAATTTATCATGGCATTACCTAATGGCGCAGGCGGTTACCAAGTTGGTGACGGCAACCTGACAGAAGCTCAACTTACCGTACAAACCATCCCTACTACTTTGACCGCAGACACTACTCTGACTGCGGCTGATGTAGCAGTTGGTTTGGTTGTTTGCAAAAAAGCAAGTGACGCTACATTGACCGTGACTCTGCCCACAGCAGCGTTGCTTGATGCAGCTATCCCAAGCGCAAAAGTTGGTTCAGCTTTTAGCTTAACAATTTGCAACAACAACAACACTGGCGCATCGTCTACCGTTCCGGTCACAACAGGCACTGGTATTACGATCTTTGGCTCAGTCACTGTCCCACGTTTCGGTGCTTACACCTACCGTTTTGTGAAGACTGGCGACGCAGCTTATTCGGCATTTTTGATGTAATTAATAGGGGCTTCGGCCCCTATTTTTCAAAGGATTAAAAAATGGGTAATACCAAATCAATTGGCGTTGCGTACAGCGACCAAGACATTGACGGCGGCACCATTGGTGCTGTTACTCCAGCAACCGTGGTTGGCACAACCGTGTATGCCACCACTGAAATTGGCTATTCCGCAGCAGCACAAGGTGCTGTGACGCAGTTAACAGACAAGTCCACAGGGGTAACTCTGAACAAGTCTGCTGGCCGTATCACAATGAATAACGCAGCATTGGCGGGAAGCACTGCTGTATCGTTCATTTTGACCAACAGCACGATTTCTATCAATGACACAATCATTGTGTGCGTTTCTAGTAATACTACTGGTAGCGCGGCGGGGGCTTACACCACTTACGTTTCGTATTTGGCTGCTGGTTCTGCTTTGATCACGTTGCGGAATTTGACTACTGCCACTTCATACTCTGAAGCTGTCATCATCAACTTTTCCATCATCCACGGCGCAAGCTAAACCAAACGGGGGCCTAAACAGCCCCCTCTTAAACTATGGCTGTTATCTACATGTCTCATGAAGTTCACGGTGCCAAAGTTGCTACTATGGAGCTTGAAGCCGTAGAAGATGAAAAAAATGGCTGGGTGCGATATACTTTAGACACGCCTGTTGAGGCGGCTCCACTGGAAGTCAAACGTCGTCGTAGCCGACCCACAGAGGTGGTCGAACAAGGAGCATAAACATGGCCACATACACTGCTGGCGATCAAATCAATAGAGCATTACGATTGCTTGGTGTGTTGGCTGAAGGTGAGACAACTTCCGCGTCCGTGTCTCAAGATTCGCTGATGGCGCTGAATCAAATGATTGATTCATGGAACACCGAGCGTTTGGCTGTTTTCAGCACTCAAGATCAAGTATTTACTTGGCCAGCGGGTCAGATTAACCGCACCCTTGGCCCCACAGGTAATTTCGTAGGTAACCGACCAATACTGTTGGACGACGCTACCTACTACCGCGACCCAGGCACCAACGTGTCTTACGGCATCAAATTTATCAATCAACAGCAGTATGATGGCATTGCAGTCAAAACTGTAACTAGTACTTATCCACAGGTCATCTTTATCAACATGACCTATCCTGACGTTGATATGTACATCTATCCCAAACCTACACGGGACTTGGAATGGCACTTTATTTCGGTTGAAGAATTGACCCAGCCCGCCACTTTGGTGACCAATATTTTGTTCCCACCAGGCTATTTGCGGGCATTCACATACAACTTGGCAATGGAAATCGCACCTGAGTTTGGCGTGGAGCCAAGCCCACAAGTGCAACGCATTGCAATGACATCTAAGCGCAATCTGAAGCGCATCAACAATCCTGACGACATCATGTCGATGCCTTACGCCATTGTGTCCTCACGTCAGCGGTTCAACATCTACGCCGGTAATTACTGATGCAAACGCCAATTCTTGGCTCCAGCTATGTTGCCCGCAGCATCAACGCTGCCGACAACCGCATGGTCAATCTGTACCCAGAAGCCACGCCAGACGGCGGCAAAACTGCGGCTTTTTTGACGCGGTGCCCTGGGTTGGAATTTTTGCAAACGATTGGCACAGGCCCTATTCGAGCCTTGTGGGCCCACCAAACCAATGGGTCAAACATCTTTGTGGTGTCTGGCAACGAGGTTTACAAACTTGATGGTATGACATCTGCGCCCACTTTCTTGGGCAATGTGACCGGCACGGGCCCCGTGTCTATTGCTGACAACGGAACCCAGCTTTTCTTTGCCTGCAACCCTGACAGCTACATCTACAACGAAGTCACCGACGTGTTCCAACAAATCACCGACCCAGATTTCCCTGGCGCGGTGACTGTAGGCTATTTGGACGGTTATTTTGTGTTCAATGAGCCCAACAGCCAAAAGGTGTGGGTGACGTCGCTGTTGGATGGTCTGTCGGTCGATCCGCTGGACTTTGCCAGCACTGAAGGCTCACCCGACGGCTTGGTGGCCATCAACATAGATCACCGTGAAGCATGGATGTTTGGTACCGACTCAATTGAAGTCTGGTACGACGCTGGTTTGGCTGATTTCCCGCTGACCCGCATCCAAGGTGCTTTCAACGAAATTGGCTGTGTGGCTGCGTTCTCAGTGGCCAAGCTGGATAACGGTTTGTTTTGGCTGGGCACTGATGCCCGTGGCCAAGGTATCGTTTATCGAGCAAACGGCTACACCGGCCAACGGGTATCCACCCACGCCATTGAGTATGCAATTGCTCAATACGGCAACATTTCAGACGCGGTGGCTTACACCTACCAGCAAGAAGGCCACGCCTTTTATGTGCTGACGTTCCCTACCGGCAACGCCACATGGGTTTACGACGTGGCCACCCAAGCGTGGCATGAACGTGCTGGCTGGGACAACGGTTCTTTTACCCGTCATCGGTCTAACTGCCAATGCAACTTTATTGGCAACACCATTGTTGGTGACTTTGAAAATGGCAACATCTACAAAATGACCTTGGATGTCTACGCTGACTATGATGAGCCTCAAAAGTGGCTGCGCTCATGGCGAGCCCTGCCCAGCGGCCAGAACAACCTCAAGCGTACCGCCCACCACAGTTTGCAATTGGATTGCGAATCCGGCACTGGTTTGGCCACTGGCCAAGGCGATGACCCACAGGTCATGTTGCGATGGTCGGACGATGGTGGCCACACTTGGAGTAGTGAGCATTGGTCGCCTATGGGCAAGATTGGCGCGTACTACCAGCGCGTGTTTTGGCGTCGGTTGGGCATGACGCTCAAGCTGCGGGATAGGGTCTATGAAGTGTCTGGCACCGATCCTGTAAAGGTCGCCATTATGGGCGCTGAATTGATTCTGAGCCCGACCAATGCCTGAACAACTTAATATAACGAACCTACCTTCGTCGCGGGTCGAGTTTATCGACCCTCGCACGGGTTTGATGTCGCGTGAGTGGTATCGGTTTTTTTTGAACATATTCAATTTGGTTGGTGGCGGCAACAACGACATCTTTTTGGACGATCTGCAACTTGCACCTCCACCAACCCCAGCAATTGCGGGTGGTGGCTCAGGCACGGTCACATCGGTCGATGTATCGGGCGGCACCACAGGTTTGACCGCCAGCGGTGGCCCAATCACCAGCAGCGGCACTATTACCCTTGGTGGCACCTTGGCGATTGGCAGTGGCGGCACAGGCTCCACATCAGCGGGCGGCGCACCATTTGCGCTCAAAGGTGCCAACACCGACATCACCTCGGTCACGCTGACCAGCGGCACGATCACCACCGCGCCCACATCAAGCAACGATATTGCCAACAAGTCTTACGTTGACAGCATTGCTACCAACGTCAATTTCCATAGCGCATGTAGCTACGCCACAGCCGCAGTGTTGCCAGCCAACACCTACAACAACGGCACCGGCGGCGTAGGCGCAACTCTGACTGCCAACGCCAACGGTGCGTTGGTTGTGGACAGCTACACGTTTGTGTCGCCTGGCGACCTTAACAAGCGGGTGCTGGTCAAAGATGAGGCCGCAGGGGCCAACAACGGTGTCTATACGGTTACCCAAGTTGGTTCGGCCAGCTTGCCTTACATTCTGACTCGCGCAACGGATTACGACACCAGCGGCACAGGCGTAGACCAAATCGACCAAGGCGACATGATGTTGGTGCTGTTTGGCACGGTCAACGCCAACACTTCTTGGGTGCAACAGACCCCGCTGCCGATCACTGTGGGCACCACGGCGCTGGTGTTTATTGAATTTGCTGCGGTGCAAACATACACTGCTGGTACAGGGTTATCCCTAATTACCAACCAGTTTTCGATTACAAATATCGGCACGGCGGGCACTTACGGCTCGGCCACACAAACGCCGGTATTGACCACCAACGCGCAAGGTCAGGTCACAGGGGTTACCAACACCACAATCACGCCTGCGGTGGGCTCAGTTACGGGCTTTGGCACTGGGGTAGCCACTTTCTTGGCCACGCCATCCAGCGCCAATTTAGCGGCGGCAATGACCGATGAAACAGGCACTGGCGCTTTAGTGTTTGCCACTTCACCCAGCTTGGTGACGCCGATCCTTGGCACACCGCAGTCTGGCAACTTCAGCACTGGCACGTTCACTTGGCCAACCTTTAACCAAAACACCACAGGCACTGCATCCAATGTGACCGGCATTGTGGCCGTGGCCAACGGCGGTACTGGCACCGCCACGCCGTCGCTGGTGGCAGGCACCAACGTCAGCATCACTGGCACTTGGCCAAACCAGACGATCAACTCCAGCAACCCAGGCGGTACGGTCACATCGGTGGCCGCCACCGTGCCGTCGTTCTTGTCAATCACCGGCTCGCCAATTACTTCGTCGGGCACCTTGGCCATCACCTACTCAGGAACGGCGTTGCCTATCCTTAACGGCGGCACTGGCCAAACAACCGCTGGCGCAGCGTTCAACGCCTTGTCGCCCATCACCACCACGGGCGACCTGATCATTGGCAACGGCACCAACAGCGCCACAAGGCTGGCCATTGGGGCCAACAACTACGTCTTGACATCCAACGGCACCACGGCAACGTGGGCGGTGGCCACTGGCAGTGGAGCGACAATTACCAACGACACAACCACGGCCACCAACGTTTACCCTACGTTTGCTGCCGCCACATCGGGTTCGCTGGCCACAATCTATACCAGCAACGCCAATTTGTTGTACAAGCCGTCCACAGGCGAATTCTTGTCCCAGCAATTTAATGCGGGCAACGGAATTTACGTCAATAGCAAAACCGTTTCAACGAGTTACACTATAGCCACTGGAAATTCAGGCATGTCGGCTGGGCCGATCACCATTGCTAGTGGTCAGACAGTGACGGTTGCGTCAGGTTCCCGCTGGGTTGTTTTGTAAAAGGTGCTTCAATGACTGTAACCGCCAAAAATTTAGTTCCAGCCAAAACCGTTGAGGCAACGCAGACAACGCAATATATTGCCAATGGCGTGACCACGATCATCGACAAATTCACAGCGACCAACTACAGCGGCTCGTCAGCCACCATCAGCGTCAACCTAGTTACCGCCACGGGCACCGCCAGCAACGACAACTTGATCGTCAAGCAACGCACCTTGGCCGCGTCTGAGACTTACATCTTTCCTGAACTTGTTGGCCAGATATTGCCTTCTGGGGGTTTTATCTCCACAATTGCAGGTACAGCCAGCGCCATCAACATGCGCGTCAGTGGAAGGGAAGTCTCATGAACGATTTAGTTGACAAAGTTAAATTTCGTCAAAACGTTTTGACTGTTCAAGCCGGATTAGACGCCATGATCGCCAATGGCGAAGTGGAATCTATCGCTGAAGAATGCACGTTGAAACATTATTTTTCACCTAAAGACGAAAAGTATGGCTGCTGCACTTACGCCAGAGAGATAAAGCTCCCTAAAGGGTCGATAGTAATTGGAAAAATACACCGGCACCAGCACCTTAATTTCATCACGCAAGGTGAAGTTATCGTATACACCGAGTTTGGCGAAAAGCATTTAAAAGCGCCTTGCACGTTTGTCTCAGAGGTTGGTTTGAAACGTGTGGTTCGTGCGTTAGAAGACACAATATGGACAACTGTCCATTTGACTGAATTTGAATCTGAAGCCGAGCTAGATAAAATTGAACACGAAGTTATCGCCCCGTCGTATGACGATTTGGGATTGATTGCATCTGTTGACGCATTGCCGCAAATACCGGCGCAAGGAGTTTGATATGACATGGGTAGGAACAGCAGTTGCAGCAAGCACCATATACGGCGCGTATTCAGCAAACAAAGCGGCAGGCAAGCAAGCTGACGCAATGGATCGCGCTTCGGAATTGGAATATCGGCAATACCAAGAAGACGTTGCAAGACAAAAGCCTTTTTACGATGTAGGTGTCAATGCGTTGCCAGAACTGGTTGAAGCGTCAAAATATCAACCGTTTACTATGGATAAATTTCAAGCCGATCCAGGCTATGCGTTTCGCTTAGGCGAAGGCACAAAAGCCTTGGAGCGGTCTGCGGCGGCCCGTGGTGGTTTGCTGTCTGGCGGCACGGGTAAGGCGTTGCAACGGTTTGGCCAAGAGTTTGGTTCGCAAGAATACACCAACGCATTCAACCGTTATCAGGCCGAGCGTACCGCTCGTTTGCAACCTTTACAAGCATTGACGGGCATGGGTCAAACCACTGCCCAACAAATAGGTCAGCAAGGTCAGCAGATGGCCACAAATGTTGGCAACAATATGGGCAGCGCGGCTGCGGCTAGAGCATCTGGGTATGTTGGCACTGCAAACGCTTTGACGGGCGGTTTAGGCACATATCTAAACTATCAGCAAGGTCAAAATACGCTTGCGGCTTTGCGTGATAGGGGTCAATATACACCTGGTTCGTATAATTTCCGTGGCCCAATGGAAGCGTAAGGAATAAAATATGCCTATCGATCCTAGAATTTCCCTTGGTGTTCAGCCGCTTCAAGTAGCTGATCCAGTAGCTCAATACGGCCAAGTGCAAAACATTTTGGCTGCTCAAGATCAAAGAAGAGCTGCGGGTACTCAAAACGAATTGGCGCAAGCACAGTTGGGCCAAACTCGGATGGCGATTAAAGAAGCGCAAGAAGCGCAAGACTACGTAGCCCAAGTTATGGCCAAAGCCAAAGAAAACGGCGCGCCTACTGACGACCCTATGGATGCGGCTATGCAAATGCTGCGGCATCCAAACCCAAAAGTCCGAGCAGCGGGCCAAAGTTTGTTTGACGCAAACGAAAAAGTTTTGGCGTACCAACAGCAATCTGCGTTCTTAAAAGATCAAACCCCAGCGCCGGTAGCGGCTCAACCCGATACAGAAAACAAACTTGCGCCTGCGCCTGCTGCGTCAGTCAACGCTATGGCTGCGCCAGCAGACGCCAAACAACAACTTGCGTTAAAAATAAATGACGGCGACAGAAAATACGGCAGCGCGCCTGGGTGGTTAAGACAGCGTGAATTGTTGGTTGAAGAATACAAACGTGTAGTTGACCCACGGCACGCTACTTTTTCGGCTATCAATCCAAAAGATTACACGCCAGAATCAATTGCAAAATTTAGTGCATCACAAAATTACGCTGATTTGGTTCCAAAAGTTGACATTAAAAATACAAATTTGGGTAACGTCAATCCTGCGGATTACACCCCTGACTCGGTACAAAAATTTGCCACATCAGGTAACTATGCAGATTTGGTTTTAAAGCCATCAAAAGCTGATAACGTAATTGCTAGCGTTACGCCATCGGATTACACGCCCGAATCTTTGGCTAAATTTGCAACAAGCAAGGATTATGCAGACTTGGTTTTAAAACCAACAAAAGCGGATAAATCAGTTTCCAATATCAATCCTGATAGTTACACACCAGAGTCTGTGGCTAAATTTGTTACATCAAACAATTATGCAGACTTGGTGTTAAGAGCACCAAAAGAAAGCAAAACAATTGGAACCATTAACCCTAATGACTTTACGCCAACATCAATAGCTAAATTCAATACGTCAGGAAACTATGCGGACTTAGTTCCAAAACCACAAGCAAGTTCTGCAACACCTGCTGCCCCTGTTGCAGTTGTTGGCGCGGACGGAAAAGTTAAATATGTCAGCCGTGAAGAAGCCATAAGCAAAGGTATGACGCCTGCCAACGCAATGGAAGGCTTGGCACCAAAAGAAATTCAAGCCCGTGAAGCTAAGTTCCCTGCCGCCACATCTGCGGTTAAGACGTTTGAGTCAAGCGCAGATAAATTGGCGGCTGATTTGGAAAGGCTGGCCAAGCACCCTGGCCTATCTGGAATTTCAGGCGTGATCTATGGCCGCACACCAGCGCTTACCAAAGACGCGCGGGCAGCGCAAGCGTTGTATGACAGCATTGTTGCTCGCGGCGGCTTTCAAGAATTGCAAAACATGCGAGCATCGTCCCCGACTGGCGGCGCGTTGGGCAACGTATCAAACCAAGAAGGTCAATACTTGCGCGACGCGTTTGCACCTATCAACCGTACGCAAGATACCGCTGATTTGAGTAGGTCGTTAACGGAAGCGGCTAACGCAACTAGGGTGTCCAAACAACGTGTGCGTGAAGCGTATGATCTGACTTATGATTACAAGAATCAAGGTAAAGCACCCGCAGGCGCTGTCGACGCCAACAACCCCTTGTTGAAGGGAAAATAAATGGCCGATTTAGCCACGATCCTTAACGATCCTAACTACGTCAACGCAAACGAGGCGACAAAGGCAGCTATTTTTTTAAAGTACGCACCTGAAGACCCAAACTACGTCAACGCAAACGAAGCCACCAAGCAAGCTATCCATGAAAAATTTGGTGTGCAAGGCGTTGCCAAACAAATTAGCGAAAGCATTGCCACTGCAATGGGTTCGTCAGACACACCATCTGAAATACCTGCGCCGCGCGCAGAGCCCACAACCTATGAAACAGTTCGTGAGTTTGTCGCTCCAACCGTAAGTATGTTAGGTGCGGCGGGGGGTGCATATGCTGGTATTCCGTTCGGCCCTCCAGGTATAGTTAGCGGCGCTGGACTAGGCTACGGCATGGCGCAAGAAGCGCTTAACTTGGCTGATATTTATATTGGTGGCAAAGCCCCGCGTGAAGGCGCGGCTATGGTTACTGAACCCGTTAAAAACGTGTTGGAAGGCTCAGCATACGAAGTTGGCGGTCGTGTTGTGGCCCCGTACGTTGGTAAAGTAATTGGCGCTGCAATGGACTTGCGTCAAATACCAGCACAAAAAGCCGCAAAGATTGCCCGTGATGCTTTGGGCGATGATTTGCCCCAAGTGCTTAACGCGCTTCGCACTGCGCCACCAAACCTTAGCGCAGCGCAAGCCACGGCCAACATCACCAACCCTACATGGCAGGCTTTGATTGAACGCCGTTTGGCCAGCGACCCCAAGTTTGTGTTGAACCTTAAAAACATGAATGAGGCCGAAGGCGTCAACGCGTTGGCCAAATTGGCGGGCGGTACTACTGCGACTGAAACACGCGCTACGCTTGAATCCGCCAAAAATAATTTGAATGCTATGACGGGCCCACAACGTGAGGCCGCGCTCAACCGCGCCAATTTGGGTAACGATGTGGCGGCGTATGAGGCTCAGGCAGGCAAGTTAAGTGCGGAAGCTGCTGCTGAAGTTCAGAAAGTGCGTGATTTGATTAAAGCGGGGAATGCCGCTGAGGCATGGGCCAGACTTGACTTGATTAAACGCGGTTTACCAGTTGGCGCAACTCCGTATACTAATTTTGGCCAGCTTTCTAATAAAGCGTTGAATGAATGGTCATCTAAAGCGGCTGACGCTTCTCTTGATCTTGGTCAAGGCGCTCGGTTTGCTCAAGGCGCTGCCGATGCTTTAAGGTCTGTGGGCGTCAAACCGTTGGAGACAGCACCGCTTATTCAAAATATCAAGTCTATGACTAACAGACCTGAGTTTGCTGGCAACGACCTATTGGCTGGTGCAGCAAAAAATGTTGCTGACGATATTGCCAAATGGACGGCCAGCAACGGCGTGATTGACGCTGTTGCTTTGGAAGCCATCCGCAAAAATTCAGTCAACGCTGCAATTCAACAGTTGCGCCCAGGGGTTGACGCAACCACTCAACGCAATCTTGCTGCGTCGGTAATGGCCAAAATCAAACCCTTGATTGATGACGCCATTGAAGGTGCTGGTGGTTCTGGCTGGCGCGATTATTTGACAAACCACGCCAAGGGTATGCAACAAATTGCGGAGAAGAAACTTTCAGGCGAGGCGCTCAAACTGTACAAGAAAGACAAAGACGCGTTTGTGCGCTTGGTACAGGGCGAATCTGACGACGTGGTAGAAAAGATTTTGGGCCCTGGCAGTTACGACATTGCCAAAGAAGTAAGCGAAAACACTTTGAACGTGTTACGCGATCAAGCTGCCAAAACTATCCGCGAAGTCAACATCAAGACTCAAGTAGCGGGCGGCCAAGAAGCGCTTAAAGAACTGATGCTGCAAAACTTGTCCAAGTTCCGCTTGCCGTCGTACATTACTGCTGTGGCCGCAACGACTAACAAGGCCATGCAAATTCTTGAAAACAAGATCGGCGCAAAAACGCTGGGTACGTTGACCGAAGCGTTTAAGACACCTGGTGCAACCGCAGACTTGTTGGAAAGTTTGCCTGGGCCTGAACGTAATCGAGTGGCAAAATTGCTATCTGATCCTAAAAGCTGGGTGCAAAAAGCAGCAGCGCCAGCAACCATTGGCGTAACAAATGCGTTAGCGCCCCCACAACAAAACCAAAACGCGTTGGCTCCGTAATACCCTTAAGGAAAACACATGGCTGGCTTAACCCCCTCCCCCAAACAACAGATTTTCGGATCGGATGGCTTGCCTCTTGTCGGCGGCAAAATCTACACCTATGCGGCTGGCACTTCAACGCCTATCGCCACATACACCGATTACTACGCCACCACGGCCAACACCAACCCGATCATCTTGGACTCGTTTGGCCAAGCCAACATCTGGTTAATCAACACCACCAGCTACAAATTCATAGTCAGGGACGCAAACGACGTGTTGCTCTACACCGTAGACAACATCTCCATTCCCTTGGATTCTGGGTCTTTGGCGTCGCCCCCACCGATTGGCAACATCACCCCCAACACCGGCGCGTTCACCACGCTGTCGGCCACGGGCACGGTCACCTTCTCTGGCCAAGTCAACTTCACCGGCACGGGAGCCGCCAAGTCCAACGTAGGCACCACGCCCCAGCGCCCTGCGACGCCCGTGGCGGGGATGTTCCGCTACAACACCACCTTGGGTACCTTTGAGGGCTACGGCACAGACTGGGGCCCATTGGGCGGCGGCGCATCAGGTGGCGGCGGCAACTCGATCTTCTACGAAAATGATCAGACGGTCACCATAGAGTACAGCATCACTGCTGGCAAGAACGCCATGTCTACGGGCCCGATCACTATCGCTGGTGGCTTTGTGGGCAACGGCGTGATCTCAGGCACGATTTTGAGTGTTGACTCTGCAACCAGCGGCGCGTTGTATGTTGGCAGTGTCATTTCAGGCACCAACGTAACCGCAGGCACTACAATCAGCGCGTTTGCTTCTGGCACTGGCGGCATCGGTACTTATGTTGTCAGCCCATCGCAAACAGCCATCAGCGGCGCGATCACGACAACTGTCACAGTCACTGTCCCTTCTGGCTCACGCTGGGTTATTCTGTAAAGGAAAAATATGTCATCAGTAATTATTTCAGGAGACACCAGCGGGGCTATCACAGTTTCCGCCCCTGCTGTTGCGGGGACAAATACGCTGACACTTCAAGCCGCCACTGCGACAAGTTCTGTCAATACATTGGGGACAGCGGTTGCGTCTACATCTGGCACTTCAATTGACTTCACAAGTTTGCCAAGCTGGATTAAACGTATTACTGTGATGTTAAGTGGTGTCAGTACGAGTGGAACATCAAATTATTTAATTCAACTCGGCACAGGGTCAACAACTTATACGACATCTGGATATGCTGGCTCTGGATCGTTAGTGGCGTCAGCAAGTGTTACCACAGCTAGAAGCACTGCGGGATTGTTTTTGAGAGTTAACTCCGCTGGCTCTATTACGCATGGTCAGGCTGTCATCACTTTACTGACAGGCAACACATACAGCATGACGGGAACTTTGGGTGATAGCGTTAACGATCAACTCTATATTGGTGGGTCAAGTATTGCGCTTGCCGCTGCCCTTACCGCAGTCCGCATCACAACAGTCAACGGCACAGACACATTCGATGCTGGCACTATCAACATTCTGTACGAAGGATAATCATGTCAATACTTGCTTTAGCTTCTAACACGCTGGTAGGTACGCCAGGCGCTGGACAGATTGAATACAACGGACAGTTCTATGGAACTGATAGTGCTGCGGCAAGAGCGCAGTTGCAAAGGATTACTCAAGGTACTGTTGTTGCAAGTACATCTGGCACTTCAATTGATTTCACTGGCATCCCTGCGTGGGTAAAACGCATTACGGTGATGATGAGTGGTGTTAGTAGTAGCGGAACATCAAGCCCTCAAATTCAAATTGGGTCTGGTTCTGCTTTAACTACTGGATATGTAGGTCAAATATGGTTAGGAAATACAAATAACGCATCATTTTCAACTGGGTTTCAATTTGCTACAGGCACATTAGCAACATATGCGTATTATGGTCAGGCTGTTTTAACCAATATAACAGGCAACAGTTGGGTCTATTCTTTTACTGGCGGCGCAACAACCGCTGGCGCAGGCATTGTTGGGGGAGGTTCTAATACTACATTGTCTGGGGTTTTGGACAGAGTACGCATAACCCATGTCAACGGCACTGATACCTTTGACGCTGGTTCAATCAACATTTTGTACGAGGGCTAAATCATGGCAGTAACAATTGATGGATCAGCAAGCGTCACGATCAACTCAGGTGCGGTACTGGGGATTACCTCTGGCACTGCTGTTGCCTCTACATCAGGTACAAGCATTGACTTCACAGGTTTGCCAAGTTGGATTAAGCGTGTAACAGTCATGTTTAGCGGTGTTTCATCTAACGCAACATCATTGTTCTTAATCCAGATTGGTTCTGGCTCTGTAACAACTTCAGGATATTCATCGGGTTCAATATTTTCAGGTACTTTGGTTACATCAACTGCTGGTTTTCTCGTTGACCCAAGTAGGGCGGCGGCTAGTCTTATCTCTGGCAATGTGGTAATTACTTTGCTTGGATCAAATACCTACACATCAACAGGCGCTGTATATCTCCCAAGCACTTATGTTGCAACAAGTGCTGGCGTTTCACCCGCACTTTCTGGCGCATTGGACAGAGTACGCATCACAACCGTCAACGGCACAGATACCTTTGACGCTGGCACAGTAAACATCATGTACGAAGGATAAACCATGACACACAGAATCGTAGTTAATGTAGAGACAGGCGTGACCTCAATCGTTGAGTACACACCTGAAGAACAAGCAGTGCATGATGCGGCGGTAGCGGCACAGGTGGCGGCTGAAGCAGCAGCAGCACCTGTAGTTGAGACACCGACTGAGCCATGAGCGAAATAGAAAAAGATCACGCCGTCCACGTTGCGGTGTGCAGTGAACGCTATGCGGCGATAGAGAAGGCATTTGTCGACGGCGACAAGCGCATGACGCGCATTGAGTACCTGCTCTACATTGTGATCGGCGCGGTGTTGCTCGGCCCAGGCTTTGTTGGCACGATGGTCAACAAATTGATAGGCGTGTGAAATTGATCCCATCT